ATGGTGAACGATCCGCAAACACTGACCATCGGGGCTTTCGCCAAGGCCGCTGGGGTCAACGTGGAGACCATCCGGTTCTATCAGCGCAAGGGGTTATTGCCAGAACCAGGTCGGCCCGTCGGCAGTATTCGCCGCTACGGATCGGCGGACGTGGCGCGGGTGCGTTTCGTGAAATCCGCCCAGCGGCTGGGGTTCAACCTGGACGAAGTCGGCCAACTCCTACAGCTTGAGGACGGCACTCACTGCAGCGAAGCCGCCGAGCTGGCTGCGCTCCAGCTCACCGACGTGCGCACCAAGATGGCGGACCTGACGCGAATCGAAGCGGTGCTGTCACGGTTGGTCAACGAGTGCCATGCGCAGCGAGGCACTGTGTCGTGCCCGCTGATCGATTCTCTGCACGGGAGCTAGGCGCGTGGCTTAACCCGGTTTTCCGTTCCACTGCGCCTCAAACCCCAGTTCGAGCCGGGGGCAAGGTGACCTGCCACTGATTGTTTCCTTGCACCGACATGCGCCAGACAAAGCCCACACTGAAGGCTAAAAGCGCGTAAGCCTTGCGATACCAGAAACCTACCGAACGAGAGCTGTCAGACAAGAAGGGCTAGTGCGGTCTTCCCACACTAAAATCCGGATACCCAAAAAAAGCCGCGGCGTACTTCGCCAAGGGATGACGGCGAAGTACGCTTTCATGCGTGAGCACTTGGGCGAGTTCAGGCTGACGGCCATGTGTCGAGTGCTTGGGGTTAACCGCAGTGGCTACTACGCATGGGCGGGCAATTCGGGCAGGCCGCGTCGTCGTGAGGATGATCGTCTGCGCGGCCTTATCAAGCACGCGTGGTTGGCAAGCGGGACGGTGTACGGCTACCGCAAGATCACCCGGGAACTTCGTGAGGCCGGTGAACGTTGCAGCCGCCATCGTGTTCGACGTCTGATGAAGGCAGAGGGCATAAGGGCAGAAATTGGCTACGGCACCAAGCCGCGCCATCGAGGCGGTCCGCCTGGGATGGTTGAAAACGTCTTCAATCGCGACTTTTCGCCCGCTGCACCAAACAAGGTGTGGGTCACTGACATAACATACATCCGCACCTACGAGGGCTGGACTTTCCTGGCAGTGATCGTCGACCTTTACTCACGGCAAGTGGTTGGCTGGGCGATGCAGTCCCAGATGACCACCGACCTTGTGCTGCAGGCACTGGTATCGGCGGTGTGGAAGCGAAAGCCTGCTGCGGGCCTGATCATCCACTCTGACCAAGGCAGCCAGTTCACGAGCAGCGACTGGCTATCGTTGCTGAAGCAGAATGGCATGGTTCCAAGCATGAGTCGGCGTGGAAACTGCCATGACAATGCGGTGGCTGAGAGCTTTTTCAGTGCACTGAAGAAGGAGCGGATCAAGCGACGGATCTACCCGACCCGGGACGAGGCGCGCTCGGATGTATTCAATTACATCGAGATGTTTTACAACCCAATCCGACGCCACGGTTCCGCTGGCAACCTGGCCCCTGTAGAGTTTGAACGGCGCTACGCGCAAGGCGGCTCATGAATGTCTACGGAAGTCTGGCCGGTCCAGAGCCAGTGCGCGACGCAGCTCACTGCAGGTCGCAACCTGAGGTGTTTTCAAGAATTCTAACCCTAGCTGTTGGGCCCAGCACCTCCTACTGCCTGGCCACACACTGCATGATTGCCAGAAAGTGCGGGCAGCATGGCTGCATTGGAGAACTATCAAGTGATACCCCCGGGCTCTGCCATCTCTTGCAGCCTCGGCGAGCAGCATGTAGCCATCTGAATACGCACTGAGGGCTTGCGAGCTCGGCTTAGGGGCGCACAATTGGACTGCATGCCACCTTTGGTACCCGCACATGCCTGACTCAGTCACGAAAGGCGAGGCTTTTGCAGCGATCGAGTCGCTTCTCGCCAACGGAAAGCCACCTCATCATTTGAATGTCCGCGCAGCCCTAGGAGGCCGCGGCAGTGGGCCAACACTAAGCCGGTTCGCAGCCGCGTGGTTTGCAGAACGAGCAGCATTGCTGGCAGGTCGGCCGAGCTCAGTTGCCGACATGGCGCTTGCTGATGTCATTGCAGCTCTTAAGAGCTTGGGGGAGCCAGATGCCCAAGGAAATGTTCTTGCAAATCTGCCGAGTGCATTTGAGAGAATTGGGCTAACCCTCGACCAACTGTTCATAGTCCTACACGCCTGGGAATCTGATTTGGAGCGACGGGAAGGCATCTTGGCCAAGACGAACACGACGCTGGCAAGCGAAATCACATAGCCAAGGACGGAATTGAACAGAGAAAAGCAAAAACTCAATTGGCGCAGAGGTACAGCCTTAGTTGGCCCGTCAGTCCGACCCTGCAAGGGCGGCCGAGGGTAGAATTCACCGATCCATCAATCGGTTAGCGAAGATCTGGCCGTGTTCGTAACGATTCCCTGCCAACCCTCTTTTACATAATATACATTATGCGAAATGGCGTAATGCGGCGTTTGGCATGGGTGNCTTTCAGGGAGGCCACATGTTCACCCCTGAGGGCCACAGCCTTGAACCCTGCGATATGACCTGGTGGTCGCTCACCTGCAATATCGCCCGGGAATGGCGGCTGATGATGGAGGAAGCCCGGCCGCGGCCGACGCAGCTGGCAGCATCTGGAAAGCGCTGCGCCACAATGGATTCCAGCGTCGTATACCTGCGCGAGTACGTCAGAATTCGCAAAGAACGGCGTTTGGGCATGGGTGATCCCGGTGCCGACGCCGAGCAGTCCAATGTGGTGCAAATGTCTCGTGGGCCGCGACGCCCCAAGCGCGGGTGAGGCGTTTTCCGTAGGGGCGTAGCCCCTACACTACGTTGTCTGCGGAAGGGCTTTGCGGCTCCCCGGCGCCCTGATTAGGGGCTGCATCACCAAGGGATGTAGCCGCGGGCCCTTGGAGGTCCATAGCAAGATTCTGTGCCTGAAACTTCGCAGCCGCCTCATTGAACAAAATTACGTGGCGCGCATTGCCGGTGCCTCTCGCGTAGGTGATCGAGATGTTGCTTACAGTCTCACTATTTACGTCGCGGAATAGGTGCATCCCTTCCAAGCCTACGCCACCACCTGAAACCTTCAGGAGTCCAACGGAATACGAAGTGATCTTGCGATCAACTGCCTTAAATCTAAGGCTGAGATAGCCTTCCCAAAGCTCACCGGTTATCGTCTGCGGCATCCGGTACTCGTTGTTCGCTGAATAGAATTCCAGGGAACATGTGCCTGTTATTGAGTGAGCAGATTGCGCTATGTCTAGAGCGAATCGCGTCGCGGAATCGTCGGAAACAAAGAGCGCCGTCCACTGCCCTGATATGTCCAGGCCACTGTACTGAACCTTCTTGACAAATGGCTCGGCATGGTCCGACCAGAGTGATTTGGCTAGCAAGAGTATGCCGCTTGTCATGACGCCCGAAACCACACCCAAGATGATCTCTGCCTGCATATGCCCTCCCCTATAGGCCTGATGTTGGGCGAATCATAGTCCTTTTCTACCTGCGCGGCTTAGGTCCCAAGCAAGTTGACCTTTTGGAGCAGAAAGTCACGCTAGCGCCCTGAGTAGCGGTTCTGCACAGACTCGGGGAACGTACCCAGCGGCCGGACACCAACGCTGATCAGCGCATTACCAGTGTGCACCTGGGCAGCGGCGTCGGCGCCGCTTCCACTCGCTACGCTCGCAGGCGCAGCGCCAACACCGCTGCCATCCGGCGATAAGTTGTAGAGGCGCGCATCGCGGTCCCTGATCGGCTGTGTGTACGGCCACGAGGTCGCAATCATGACGTGCTTTCCTGCGGCTATGCGCACACCGTAGGCCTCAACCGTGACACGAAATCCCATGGCACGGATCTGCGTCATCTCCAGCTGCTCGATCACCTCATTGCCATCGTTGGAAATCCACTGAATCCACGCCCTTTCACCACTGGACACAGTCGCCAGCATGCCAAGACGAATACGGCTTTTATCGCCAAGTTCGGCGATGTATTTCTGCTCAGGAGTTAGGTCAGCATAGGGGGAGCGAGGGGACTCGGCGGTACGGCTGGCGACAGGTGTTACCTGCCCCGCCCCGCCCGCTGGCTGATGAGTGGCGCTGTGCGCGGGCGCGGGGGACTCATCGCCGCCCCGACCCTTAAGGAAGAAGCTAAAAAGGAAGTACGCGCCGATGGCGGCGACTACAAAAAATATGGCACCACGAACCGCCATGGCCGCCCATACGTTCTTGCCGCCTTCCTCGTAAACCTCAGTGTTCTCCGCCCCCGGCGCGTATCCGTCATACAGCGGGAAAATTGCAGGGTCGTACTTGAGCGTTTGGCCCCCAACCCGCTCAAATTTTCCGGGAGACGTGGTGTGGAAGTAGGTGACGCGGTAACGCGACTTAAGGCCGACCGCAGTGAGCTTCTGAAAGGTGTTCTTGCGCTCGATGCGCGCTTTGACTGCTGAGTGTAGGCGGTTGATCCACTGGGTCATGATGACCGCGTCGCCGCCATTCTGGCCGAGCAGTGCCCAGAAATTCTCTACAGCCGGGTCGAGCGGCTTTCTCTCATTGACGTAGAACTCATGCACCTCATCGATCACCACGAGTGCATCTTTGAATTGATCGGCAATGCACCACTTGCCGGTGTCATCTTGGAAACACGCAAAGGTCGCGACGACCTCTTTTGTGTCAACCAGTATCAGCAGCTTCAGCACGTCCGATTCGGACATGTCCAGGTGCTTGGCGATCTTCTCGTGCCTCAGCCCATTGAGACGCGCATACACCGTCCGGCCTTTCTTTAGGGCAGGAAGGATGTGGTTTTTTACCGCGTCGTAGCTCTTTCCTGCACGGGGGACCCCTTCGTTGAATACCAGCATTACCAGATACCCAACGTGAGTACTCGACGCAACAGATAGAACACCATCGCGACCCCAATCAGGACAATTGACGGACCGATCTGGAACAGGTCAGCGAACCAAAGGATGGTGCTGCCACCGTTGGCGAGCATCGAGCCGATGCTCTGGCCTTTCATGAAATCGGGAAGCGGCAGCAGCTTCAGCACGAGAAGGACCAGTGTGAGGACCTGCTCCAAGGTGCGAACGAAGAGGTCGTTGACGAAGTCCATGAAGGCGTCAAAGACCAGCTTGACTACCTTCCAAATCCATGCCGTCAAATCATCTAGCCAGCCAGCTTGCATGGCGCATCCTCATGTCAAAGCAATGCGAACTGCCGCATACGCAGCGATCGCCAAAATAACGAATCCGCAGGCTCGGAGGAACGCAAGAAATGCCCCCCCGCAATGCCAGTTGAAGGTCATCGCGTTCCAGAATTTCGAGCCGGGAACGGTAAAAACCGGGCATGAACCGCCGCCGGGAACCGTCATGAAATCCTTGATACCGCTGACCAATTCCGTCTCTTTGACCTTGCCGTGGAAATCGTTGTAGACACTCTCGATGGTCTTAGTGCTCTTCTTGTAAAGCTGACCATCTGGCGCAGTAGGCTTGCCCGGGCCATCTTCATCACCGTCACCGTCACCGGGGCCAGGACCTACCCCGCCACCGGTACCGTCTCCGTCTCCGTCCCCGTCCCCATCGCCGTCCCCGTCGCCACCATCAGAGCCGCCGCCCCCATTGCCGCCGCCCGGATCTGTTCCTCCGTCCCCGCCGCCGTCGCTGCCTCCATCGCCCGGAATGTTGCCGCCACCGCCTCCATCACCATCCCCGTCACCCGGCTCATACGCCTCAGGCGCAGCCATGTCATTCGTGGTGCATGTGCTGCCACTCGGCCAGTACGTGTAGCCGGATGGCGAAAATCCATCGATTGAGCTGGTGTACGCGCAGCCGTCATGGCATACCGCAGTGGTAGCGCCTTCGACGCCCTTCCACCCGGTTTGCTCGGGGCGCGCGCTACATTTCTTCTCCGAGGAGAAGTAAAACTGCCCACACGTTGCGTAGCCAGGTCGCCACGGCGATGTGGAGGTATCCCTTGAATCAAACAAACATTGGTAGTAGACAAAACCGGTAGTGCCAGTCGGAGGACGACAGACCGGATTCTGTCGCAATGAAGGTTGGATAACGATTGCGCCCTGACCGGCCTCCATACACGCCTGATACGCTTGACCTTGATCGCAAACGGAGCCAATCGAACACGGTTGCACCTGCGCATACGTTGGTGCAGCAGGGGCAATCCAGAGTAGTACGCCAACAAGTAGCGCAAGAACGATTTTCAAACGTCAAGCCCCTTGACGCCTGCAATGCCGCAGCATGCGCCGACGAAACCGCAGAATAGAAGAACGATCATCGCAAGCCCCCTTGATTCTTGCCTAAAGAACGGAGGTGGTGCCTAGACACCACCCCGCCCCACCCTGCATTAGCGGCCGAAGAAACCAGCCACCTTCTTGGCACCCCACGAGGTAAAGCCGACCAGTGCGATGATGGTGGCCGCGCCCAGGACAGCGGTCACCGCTTCAGCACCGCTCAGACCGCTCAGAATGTCACCCATGTTCTCTCTCCTTCAGTTGGTTGTTGGTTGGTTTTTGCCGGTTAGCTTTTGAACATCGCTGCGACGGAACCGGCGAGCCGTCCAGTGATGAACCACACGAGTACCGCTCCGCAGCAAGCTGTAAACCACTGCAAGGCGTCCTCCTTTGTGGGCATTGCGAGCGCCTGCTGCACGACCTCATACACGCCGTACTCCGATGCACTGACCAGCACGTAGCCAGCGCACTGAGAGACGGGTTCACCCGTGGGGATCAAAGCCCCCTCGACGGTCAAGGCAACGCAGAGCGCCATGGATTAGGCCTGCGCGGCAGTGCGCGGTGCCGTCTTGGGCAACATGCGCAGGACAGTGAACTTGCTCAGCGACGCAACGCCCTTGTTGACCTGCAGCATCGATTCGATGTCGAGCTCGTACTCGCCTTCGGGATAACCGTGCTGGCCCTTGTCCAGGCGAACGTCGAACGGATAGGCGAAGCCGCCTGCCTCCAGCCGGGCCTTCTGCTTGCGCGTGGTGTATTCGACGTTGTCGCCTGCATCGTTCTTGAAGCTGCCGCCGCGCTCATCGATTTCGTTCTTCAGGACAGTGACTTTGACGCTCATGGTGTTACCCCTCTTGGGTTAGTTGTACGGCCGCGATTTCGGGCCAATGTGCTGCTGTTTCGCCTGTTGCCCACCTCGGCAGCTTTGGCGAGGTGCAGGATTCGATAACCGCTTGCAACGCCTCAGGCGTTGAGCAGTTCTTGACGATGAATGTCAGGGTTGCGCCGTACTGGCGGCGCAGGTGGCGGCGTGCGCTCTTCCATGTGGCTTCCACCGCAGCCTTTGTGATTTCCAGTCGCGTTGCGACGCAGTGCAGGAACTTGAGTACCGGGTAAGCACCGAGAAGGTAGGACGCTGGGTCGCGCAGCAGATCGAGGGACAGTTCCTTGCGGTTGGAGTTGCGGAACTGCGCTTCATAGCGCACCCACTCCGACCCTTTGTCACCCTGTTCCCTGCCCTTCTCGTACACGCGCAGCTGCTTTTCTGACTTCTTACCGCCGACATAGAACGTCTTTCCGTCGCCGCTATCGTGGTCGTCTATGGTCTGTGCCTTGGGGCGCTGGCCACGGTTGTCGAACTCCCCATCGGCGTACCACTGCTGCGCCAGACGCAGCGGGTATTGGCCGATCAGGTCATCCGCACACACGTCGACACGGGTTAGTCTTCCTGCGCAGCTTTCGAGCTTCGCTCGAAGCTCCAGCCACCGCTTCGCATGGCCGCAGCGCGCTGCGCTCAGGGTCTTGCATCCATCGCCAGTTAGCTCGATGCGTGCGGTATAGGTGCCATCTGCACGGCGGCACTCTTCGCCTCCAAGCTCAATCATCCCGACGAACTGTTTATTAGCGTTGATGATCTTGATGCGCCACGTATAGAAGCGCCCGCCGGTGGCAGTGTCGTCAAGTTCAAGGCCGAGGCCAGCGAAGAACCAGCAGAAGATTTGCAGCGCGGCGATACGCGCGTTATCCGCGCTGGCATCGATCCATTGGCGTACCTCGTCCTGGCCATCACGGTCGAGAAAGGCCGTCTCACGCAGAGCGCCGAACAGATCAACCGACGCAGAAAGCCAGTCAATGCCGACCGTCAGGGTGCCCTGCTCGTTCCTGAATTCACTGACTCCCCTGTTAGACGAGGGGAGTCCTGCCGCCGCTCCCGCGCCGTCAGCCATGGTCGGCCTCCTGATGTACGATCCGAGAACCCATCGACGGAGCGATAGAAATGCCCAAGGCACCGACAATCAATGCAGAGCAGCTCGGCGTCGTGGTGGACGCACTGACCACCACCAACGCGATGATGTTCAGCATGCTGGCTTCTCCGCGAGACGTTGAAGCAGTTCTTGCGATGCTTGACCGGCTTGTTTCCATGCCCTCTGACGATCCTTCGCACGGTATGCGGACGCTTGTGTTTCGCGAGACAGCGCATGCCCTGCGTGAGCTGCAAGCACTGCGCGGAGAGCAGGACCTACTTGGTCTGCCAGCCATGCGCTAATGGGGCGGTCAGCCACGGATCACCTCCGCGCGCTCAGCAAAGCCAGCGGCGGCCAGCAGGTCGCCACGCTTCGTGGCGTCGATTTCGTTACGGAGAAGTTCGGCCAGCGCATCGGCTGCGACCTGGGTTTCGCGGGCCGGGTTCGGCGTGGTGCTTTCGATCAGGTCGCGCAGCTTGCGCGGGAAGATGGCGACACCGAGTGCGAGCGTGATGCTCGAGCCCACCAGTGCCAGCACGATGCAGATGTTAGCCATGAAGCCCCCTCCCCTAGCCCCTAGAACCCCGCCAGCGCCCTAGGGGGAGCGGCTGGCGGGTGTGCTCAATCCCGTTGAACACGGCGCAATGTATAAAGGGGTTGAACAAGGGTGTCAACAGGGTTGAACAGTGAAGACCGTGACCGATCTCATAGACGAGGCGCGTAAGGCGCTAAACGCGAGCAGTGACGCGGAATTTGCCCGCCAGCTGGGCGTTTCGCGAGGAACAATCGCGAACTGGAAGTCTGGCTATTCGTTGCCAGATACCGTGATGTGCGCAACTTTGGCAGGGTTGACCGGCATGCCGCTGGCGCGCGTCCTTGGGATCGTCGGAGAAGCCCGAGCTGTCAGTCGCGAAGAAAAGGCCGTATGGCGCAAGTTGGCAGCTACGGCCATGGCCCTAGCGCTGGGGGTCGGGTTCGCCTCGCCTCGCGACGTACAGGCGGCCGTGTGTCATTCCGCGAGCGACTCTGTATACATTATGCGAAATGAATGATGCGCCGTCTTTCGTGGGTCTGGCTCTGGATCAAGTCTTGCCTCCCTTCCCGGGAACCCAGCAAGGACGAGATCGCAGCATGACCACGATGGACCCGCACGACCGTATCGACATGACCGGCCCTTGGGCCGGTTTCGGCTTTCAGGGAGGCCACATGTTCACCCCTGAAGGCCACAGCCTTCAACCGTGCGACATGACCTGGTGGTCGCTGACCTGCAACATCGCCCGGGAATGGCGGCCTATCAGGGCCTACTTGTCCTGGCTGTTTGTAGGGGTTGTAGGCTGGGCCATCGCGAGCGATTGCGACGCAGACTGGCAGCCTAACTTTGGCCTTTGTGCCCTGCTCTGTCAGGCAGGTGCAGGTAGTGTCTTTGTCGGTGGTTCCAGATGCCATGCAGTAAAGCTCGGGCTGTGACTGGACGGTGCGGTCATCAAACACAGGTGCGGACCATGGCTGAAACTCGATCCGTGGTGTGTGCTTGGTGATGTACTCGTCATGGGTGAGGGGCCGCGCCTCCGGCAAGCCCGCGCCCAAGGGCGCCAGGGCACTTGCCGCCGGCGAAGCACCGGCCCCCTGCTCCACTTTCGTGTCTTTAACCGCAGGCGGCTTGGAAAGGTACAGCCAGCCCAACCACAAGAAGATGATCACCGTTACGCAAACGGACAGGCCCTGCAGACTGAGCAATGGACTACCTGGCATGCAGCGGGTGCATGGCAAGTTGGCAGGCCAGTTGGAGTGAATTGCCCTAGGCCCGATCACCCGCAAGGTGGGCAGATTGAGGTCGACGCAAGCCCCAGGTTCCGCCTTTGAAAAATTCAATACCGAGCTGATACGCAATCGTCTCAAATGCAGATTGGGATGGATCTCGCCCATCACAGCCCCGTGACCATCCATCCACTACCTCCGTCAGCATTCCGGCAAGTGCGGCTTGCATACGTGGCAATTGGTGGCACGTTGCCAGGATGCTGCCCCAGTTCTTCGCGTTCCACGTTTTCTCGAACTCCCACGCCGCATCATTGAGCATTGATACGTAAAGTGACCCGCCCACAGACGTTGCAACAAGCGCGAAAGGTCGTTCAAGTTGCCCGATGTATGACGCTGCCGACACGGAGCCAAAGACGTGCGCGAACCACCCGTCAGGAATGGGGGACTTCAGAGCGATGGTTGAGCCGTTCCGCACATATGTTTCAGTACGCCTAAATTCTGCGAAGTCGCTCTGAAAATCAACAACGACCGCGCGAAGCGCGGCTGGGCCGACAAGAGCTGGGGCGCGAGGATTCCATGCATTGAGCGATAGAGTCCAGTGGCAGAGCGCAAGGCCGGCGGAGATCTTTTTGTGCCACAGGTGGATCTCATCAATTCCCGCTTGGCCGCGCTCAATCCGCTTCTCAATCGTTCCGAATAGCTGATTGGCGTCGTATTCTGCCGGTACTTGGAAATTCCTGATGTTCGCCAGTGCTTGGGGTGCCCCCATCTCAAGGCGCTTGCCATGAAGGTCGTGCTTGCTGAGGAACCACTTTGGGACTACGTGCTCACGCGTCGATCTGACGGGCACACTTCCTGTGAAGAGGCACTGCTTGTTGAAGTCGGCAAGATGCAGAGCATTTCCGTTCAAATCATTCTCCAACTAATGGGCGCGCAGTACGATTCTAGCTGCTGGCGCCTAGCCCCAGCACTCTATCCTTGCCCCGGCGCTAGGCCTGCTCCACTCCGTGTGGACGTGGGGCTATTTTGAACCGGGCGTGTGCGCCCTCCCCTGCTTTCCTGTGCGCGGGCCCCGGGCTTGGGGGCCGTCGCCAGCGCGGCCCTCACTTGATCGGGTGGTGGTGTAGGTGTTGACGAGCGCAACTTGGATAGAGAGCTCCCGTTGGGCCGCGGCCGCGACCTGTTCTGCCAGCTGTCGTGCCTGCTGGAGATCGGCGATCTCATGCTGCTGCACGCGGGACTGTGCGGCCATGCTTTCCTGCAGCTGCTGTTGGGCGAGCAGCCCGCCACGCTCGGTCGCGTGTTGTCGCGCTTGTTGTTCTGAATCCGTACGCACTGTAGCAAGTTGGTCTTCGAGGCGCTCGTTGCGGGCATGGGCGCCGTCGCGCTGGCTGCGCAT